AAATCGAGCTTTGAGTGCTTCTAACTGTGAGCGAGCTTCACGCACTAAACGAACTTTTGTATTGACTACATCTTGTTTGTCTTGTGCAAATTCTTGAATCTCACGTGCAAGTGCATGTACAATAAAGCCTTCCAGCTTTTCCATACCTTCGTTGTGCATCTTGCGATCTTTGCGCAGTTCGCTAATTTCTTCAGCCAATTTGGTAACCATAAAGTCGTTAAACTTTGTACCGGATTCCTTCATTTTAGCTTGAAACTTAACGCGATCTTCCGCCAGTGCTTGCTTTTCAGCCTTCACTTGCTCGAGTTCTACGGCAAGACCTTCTGTTACCATACGATCCAGGGCTTCAACCATTACTGATTTGTCATGCTCATAGCGTTGTGCAAACTCTTCGCGGAGTTCTGCACGGGCTTGTTCTTTGGCTTCAATTAACTTGGATTCCCAAGCTTCGTTGATTTCTGCTTTCGCATCCTCAGAAATAAGCTCGCTATCTAATAACGGTTTAATAGCATCTAGCATATTATTTCCCTTCAATCTTGAGACCTTGTATCAAGCGTAATACTTCACTCTTTACAAATCTCTGTGCTTTGTTACCCTTCGCTGGATCCTTAAACATATCTAGCAACTGCTGACCGCCACGATGATTCAGTAGGCCTTCATAAATTGCTGTAGGATATGCATTTGGAGCACTTGGTTGAGCAACCACATCAACAGTGACTATTTCAAAGTCACTGACATGTCCATTTGCGTCATTTACGTTGCCGCTACCGCGACTACTGACGCCTAATTTAACACCATTGGTCAACATAGTTTTCACTAGTTCACCCATTGGTGTTGGTAATATCTTGAGAGTTCCCATTCCTGCAGGGCCATCCATCCACATTTTTTCAATCATGTGACTCACACGATCCAAGTTGATTTTCAAGTCATCTGGGTGATCAACTTCACCTAATACACTATGACCTGTGGTAATTTGTTCGTTAATGGTTTCTACTGCTTTGGCAATTTCGCTAACCGGATATACACGCTCGTTGGCATTGCGAACACCGCCCTCAATACAAACGCCTCTGAGTTTGAGTTCTTTTTTGCCAGAACCATCCGCGGCTTCCTCAGACAAGATTTCTGCTCTTGCCTGAGTGAAGCTTAGATGTTCTTTAAGATAGGTGTAACGAGCCATATCTCTGGGTTAGCCTTTTGGGAAAGGTGTTGTTGTATTAACACCACTGGCTTGTGCTGTCACTGGCTTTGGAGCCGCTGACAACGATTTTTTACCGCCTACTGAGTTTTGCACTTTACCAATTAAATCCTTAGTTGATGGTGCAGGACGGCCTTGTGCTGTATCGCCAGTCATTTTAACTGGGTGTGCAGCAGCACCTACAGCACCGCTGTTGTTAGCGTTGATGCTTTTGGTGTTTGTGCCTGGCTCTTCTGTGGTCACTGGCTTTGGGGCCGGTGCTAAATTCACAGCTTCTTCCATCATGCTTGGCTCATCTGAAAACTCAGCAGTATCGTCCATTTCTAAAGCGTCGCCGCCTTCGCCTGCGTCAAGTTCAATGTCAACTTCTTCAGATCCGTCATCGCCCATAAGAGCTTCAAATTCAGCCATGAGTTCGTCCAGCTTGTCTTCCAAGTCAACTACACGATCTTCAATGTCGCCTTCTGCATCGTGACCAGCTTCCATGTCGTGTGTAAGATCTTCGCCGTCTTCTTCAGCTTCGTCATCAAATTCAGCATCAGATTCTTCATCTTCTTGCATGCCTTGTTCTTCAGTTTCAACGTCGTCGATCAAATCGTCACTGGCATCGCCACCAAAGTCTTCGTGCATTTCATCATATTCGATGTCTTTGGCAACTTTTTTACCAGCTTTTTCAGCATGGTCGTCGCGCTCAGCGTCAGACTCTTCGTCCAACTCTTCGTCTTCTTCTTCGTTCATGAGATTCTCGTAGATCTCACGGGACTTTTCTACCACAATATCGTGGAAAAGTTCTTTAGCTTTCGCTTCTTCGTCGTTAATCACGTATTCGATCAACTGTTCAAATTTCGATGTCATAATTTCTCCTTAAGGTATGGCTCGTAGATATATTTACATATTATCTAAAATATAGGTACTTTTAGGGGAGAAAAACGTCAATAATTGACAGTTTTATTACAGTGCCGGAGCAGCAGGAGGAGGTGCGTATTGTTGACGCACTAACTTGAGTTTTTCTTTGTATTCGTAATTACGCACATCGTTCATTTGCCGTAATTTATTGAGCTGTCTGAGTGTCAACCGAGTTTTGCGTGTGTTGTGCAGTTGAGGTTGGCTGTTATCTTGACTTATGTCTTGATAAGCTTCAGGACTGCGTTCGTATAGTTCGTTGAGAATCATGCTGTATTTATACTCCGGGTACTCCAGATGTACCGGCAGGAGCGCCGCCAGTGGGCGATGGGCCGCCTGCGGTTGGCATTCCTGGCATTGCACCTTCGGGTGCACCAGTTTCTGCACCCATTTCTGCGCTTGCAAGCTCTTGTCCTGTGGCAATGTCGCTTTCAATTCCGGCCGGATTCACTCCAATGCTACGCATTTGCTCGCCTGGTTCTGTTTTTATTTCTGGTTTGTCACGCTCTTCACGCCACATTTTTTCGTTTTCAACAACTTCTTCTTCACTGAGTCCTAAGAAACGTGTCATCAAGAAACGCTTGCTCAAATACGGCAATTGCTCTAATTGACTAAATGCTGTGATACGAGTATTGTCAAGTTCACTTTGACGATAGCTTGCAAAGTTTTGTGGAGCTGTTAACGAAATTGCAAACAACCCAGAATCAATGTTAAAGCCTCTCCAACGCAGGAACATTTTAAATTCGTCGTCAATTTTTTGCATGAGTACGTTTTGTAAACGCTTGCAATATTGATTGAAACGATATTCTTGTATGAGTGCTGTACCTACACGGCCATCATTCATGGCACGATCCGAATCGTCCGGGCCAGTTGGCAAGTAGCTGCTAGGCACACGTAAACCACGGGCCATTTTGTTGTTAAAGTATTTTAAATCGTCAATTTCGCCTAGATTGGCGCCGCCTGGCAAGGGTTCTACACTACTGCCGCGACCACTTTCGCCGTTGAATGGAAAGAAAAAGTCTTCGTTAATGCTTAACGGATTGTAACTGGCATCCATCATGTTTTGGCCGCCGCCTTGTACAGTAGGAATACGACGTTGGTGCATTTCATTTTTTACACGTTCCACAAATTGCATGGCCATGTGACTGGGCATGTTGCCCACGTCAATCTTGAACACTCTGCGCTCTGGAGCACGTTGCACACGATAGATCAACACAGCATCTTCTAGCAGTTCTTTCTGCTTGTAGACCTTGAAAATGTTTTCTAAGATACTTTGACCAAATGGCCAGAAAAAGTCTAAACCTTCGTTTAGACTCAGATGCACAACGTGTTTGGCATCAATTACACTTTCATTCATGGCTTGAGCAAAACGACTATTACCAGTGCCGCCGGCACCTTGTGCATATCCGCCAGCTCCGCCGGCACCTGTGCCCGCATTGCCTTGGCCCATGCTACCGGTTGGACGACTTACATAGTAATCCTGGGTGGTTTTAGGTGCAATACTTAAATTTTGAAAGTTAGGATTGATGTCGCGGATCACATACTGCTCAGGACGTTTGCCTTCGCTTTCGTTTACAATCACACGACTGACTTTGGTCATGTCAACCCAGTACATTTCAAATGTTTCAGGATCGCGAACAAATAACTGATCGCCATACTTGATTGCGTTGCGGAACAGTTTGAACATTCTTTGGTCCAACTTGTTCAGTTTGGTCCATTGCTGTAATTGTTTTTTAATAATTTCCACTTCGTGATCTGTGGGTTTGTCTTTGAAATGAACATCAAACGGTGTTTCGTTTTCTTCGTTCATTTGGGTTGAGAATTCAGCAATAATATCCAAGCATGCATTGATCTCGCTGTCCATGTCCATGTTTTCGTATTGATTGTACCGTTCAACACGATTTGGGTGGCCGGAATATACTTCGGGTAATCGGCTGGCATAATTGCGGAAGGCAAAATCGTTGCCGGTTGCATAAGCGTCTGCACCTGATCCTTGTTGACGAGGATACCCTGGTAAACCAAATTGGTTCTTGCCAGAAATTGGACTAAGTTGGCCGTTGACATCTGCCACTTTGAAATATTTGCGCCATCCGCCGTTGCGCCCGTTACGGCCGCTTTCTATAGCCATTGCGTGAATCCTTTAATTAGTAGCATATTTAGTGTGTTATGCACTGGCCTGATATATCTTCTTGCTGACATCAACTTGATCTCTAGAATGTCTGTTTAGCTGATCTAAACTGTCGCTGATTCTAGTCCAGATTGACATTTGACCGTCAGTAGTGCTGGTGTTGCCTGCGTTTGCACCAGCAGCAGCAGAATCTTTTGCCATGGCGCTAACTGGATCTATATTACTGGCCTGGTACTGCTGAGTTGGACCAATTTTTCCAGCAATCCCGCTGAGTTTAGAGCCATACATTGGGTCAGTTGCATAACCGGTTTTGCTTTGAGCAGAAA